TTATAATAGGTGGTCCTCGCGACACCCCCGCCACGAACTCCTCTTCCACCTTAATCCCAGACTCTTCTCCGGGATACTTACCGATGAGTTTCGATAGAGTGGTCTGTTTCGTCTGTGTGATATAATGCTCACTATATATCTGTAACCAATCGCGGGGAATGCGTTGTATGAGCTGCCCTCCTATACTTAAATTTACATATTCTATAATCGTATGTCCGATTGATTCATTGTATCCCTGATACGCGTTCAAAGCGGGTAGATCTATATATACTCGCACACCCTTCAACAAATCACCAGAACCGGCTGGTATCGTACACTTTACAGTACTGCCATATGCGATTTCACCACTGACGTCGTGTTTTACATCGTACACTGCAAAATTTGCATGCTTCCTGAATTGTTTTATAAAATGCGTATACTCAGGATTTTCTGTAAAAAAAACATCCTGGGTACCCGTTGTGGCGAGCTGAACGCGTCCCGCCATTTCTATTATTAGATGTTAAAATTTTAAACCCGCTAACCCGCTCTCGATATGCAATACATTATAACTATGTGCGTAAACACCTACGTTGATGTTACGTGTATTAGTCGCCGTTGTTGTACCCGACGTTGCAGTGGGGATGGTGTCGAGTTCTATATCCAGTTTTTTGTGAATAATACGACTCATATTAAGTTGTCCAGTGGGGTAATAGACCTCCGGTTTAAGTGCGAATGAATATGTATAGAATTCGTATGCGGGATCTGGACACCCAGTATGGTATTGAAGTGACTGTTGGTACGCGAGATACTGACCACTGTGATCGAATACAGTTGCACCGTTACATTCGAGCTTGATATTCTTGAGTGCTCTATGATCGGAACACTTTGTATTGGTGACCGAACCTACAGTACCCCCCTTCAGAACACTCGAGAATGATTGATCTGGTGTAGATGTATTTAGAAGGCGGTCTTCTGTATTGAAATTGTTTCCGGTTTCTTCTTTCGCGAGAAACATGAGTTCCTTGACTGGGTTTTCAAATTTTAATAATACGGATTTCTTCAACTCCCCCGGTTTAAATTGCACGGTCGATTTTTGTAACTGTGTAATTACATACTCCATCGGTCGCGTGCGTAGAAAATTCTTTTCATCATCTGTGATGAAGTAGAAATCGGTGATGAGCGAGGCGCTTTTGATCGAACCTTCAGTCGTTTTCTCCCTCTGTACAACCCCACTGGAGCCTAATATATATTTAAATGTTACATCATCATCTACATCTCTAAACGTCACGCGAACTTCTACGAGTTGTTTTGTGAGCGCACACACGGGAACCGCTAAACTCGGGTTCCTGTGGAAGTAAAACGGTAGGTTAATATAGAACGTGTTATACGTATCCGAAACGGTCAGTGTTTCATTGTGACCATTCATAAAGTATAATGTTTGGTCCACATCGTCCTTATTGCTATATAATTGATCATACATGTATATATACTCCCCTGTAAGTCTTTCTATAACCTGACCGCCGATGACCAAATCTGCATATTTTATTATACTTTTACCTAATGGAATGTTATAATAATATTTTGAAACTCCCGCGTGACTGGTTAAATTGCCAAGTTTTACCTTAAGGGTCATCCCTCGTACGAGATCACCTATATTGTTTGGTATACGACACTCAACGGAACTCCCGAATGCGCTGTCACCGGAAAATGGTATTTCTACCGCTTCGGTAGAAAAGCGTGTATGTCTTTTGAATAAGGTGACAAAATACGAAAACTGTGGATCCCCAGTAAGCCATTGGTCCTGGATACCAGTGACAGCAAGTTGTACGCGACCTGCCATTCTTATTACATGTGAGTAAAATTTTATGAATTAAAACGGGGCGGTATTATAGATGGATTTACGTTTACGAAAATTCAACCCTGCATCAATGGCTGATGATAAGGTTCTTGTATTCATAGGTAAACGTAATACAGGTAAATCTACATTAGTAACTGACATCCTGTGGCACAAGAAACATTTACCAGCAGGAATTGTTCTATCGGCGACTGAAGAAGGTAACCATTATTATCAGCAGTATATTCCCGACCTGTTTATTTATGGCGACTATGACAAGGAAGCTATAGAACGAGTTATGGATCGTCAGAGGAGATTGGTGGGTGCCGGTAAAAAGAATTGTGGTGCATTTTTACTTTTGGATGACTGCATGTACGATAATAAATTCATGCGTGATACGTGTATTCGACAATGTTTCATGAATGGGCGTCACTGGAAGATATTCTTCATGCTAACAATGCAGTATTGTATGGACCTACCCCCAGCGCTCAGAGCAAACGTTGATTATGTTTTTATTCTCAGGGAAAACATTATTCAGAATCGCGAGAAGTTGTATAAATCATTCTTCGGTATCTTTCCAACATTTGACATGTTCAATAAGGTTATGGATTCGTGTACAGAAAACTACGAATGTTTAGTTCTCGACAACACGTCAAAATCGAATAAAATAGAGGACTGTGTGTTTTGGTACAAAGCGAAAATGCATAAAAATTTCAAGGTTGGTGCACCAGAGTATTGGGCTGAACATAAAAGATCCTTTAACCCTAAACAAAATGGTAATAAGGTTGACCCTAAAAATGCGAAGGCTCGTACCGCGTTGAAAATCACAAAGACGCGATAATTTTCTACATATATCTCAGATGAGTACTAAGCGTAAGACTACAAATAAGCAAACTGATATAAACTTCAGTCCGGGTCCTTCGAAGACGGTCAAAAGTTCCAAGGTTGTACGAACATTGCCACCTCTACCACAGGCGACGGGTATGTCATGTACGATACCAGGGTATATTAGGTATCTCGAGGAATTGAACACGCGTTTATCCAACGTGCGTCATGATGGAAAGCGAATAAATGTAAAGTTTCTAGAATATAGCGACAGTACAAATCGTGGAATTGTCGCGAATACATCGGCGCAGTTATTGAACCGGAGACCCCCCCTAGAATTTAAGAATAATGGATCGAATATTCCCAGACTCAATGCATCGGCGGGAAGTATTCATTTTTTTCTAATTAGCATCACTAAACGTGATAACCCAAATTTAGGACACGCGGTGAACGTCTTAATGGATACGGGTAGACCACAACCGCGTATATGGGTATTTGACCCACATGGAAACCGTGCCATGGAGAGGAATGGGTATGGGAGTATTTTTCGAAACCGGATATTACCAAATATGAAAAAGTTTTTTGGGAACGTGTTCGATACCACTACCGCGAAATATTACAATGGACCCAATTTACAAGCGAATAACACTCGAGGTGTTTGTACAACATTTCACTTAGACTTCGCAAAAGCGATTCCCGGGCTGTTAAACGACACTGTAAATATACGGACATTTAGTGGTGGAAATCTCAATATAGCTGGTCGTTCAGCTTTTCTAAATAATCCAACCCTGGTCGGAACGGTGACGAGTAAACGTGTAACTAAAAAAAATATAAAAACACCACCAAAACTTACTATGACAATGGGTGCTACGACTAAAAAAAAGCGTGGTACTTGGAAGTGAACATACATACCACGAAGACCCACCTACCGTGACCATCTATGAGGATATAGACGTAGCATAGAATCTTCTAATTCGTCCACCTCATGCCATGCCCAGTGACACTCCGATGAATATGCATCCATTTCGCATATTTCTTGTGCTTCTTTTATCGCTTCTGTGAAACGTAAACGAAGTCTCAAATTTTCCTTAATTTTAACCGGTTCCGATATTGACGGTTTTCGATATAAACTTTCTAAAACATTTACACGTGTCTTTGCCAACTTTATCTTGTATAGATTGCTATTTTCGGAAAAGTTTGGAACACAATTCATTTATTATAAAGCTATCTTACTTTTTAAACTATCATTAAAGATAATACACCATTTCATTGCATGAGCTGGTGTTTGAGTAAACGGGTTTTATCTGGTGTAGATGATTCAATCCCGGTGTTCAGTTTGAATAAATACGAAGGTTATGCTAAAATAACGAGTGTATACGACGGTGACACATTCAACGCTGTTATTAGGAAACATGGTCGTGTTCTAAAATTCAAGTTTCGTACTCTCGGGTACGACTCACCCGAAATGAAACCTTTATTATCGTCATCTCGACGAAATGATCACATTTATATGGCCAAATTGGCGCGAGATATGTTTAAGGAGGAGTGTGGTTTCGATGACCGCGAACATTCTCGGCAGTGGAACCCGTTCATTTGCAATAACAAAGTAAATGGGTGGATTTGGATGCAATGTGGTAAAAATGACAAATACGGTCGCACACTGGTGACAGTCTATAGACGTAAAGGTGATTCACTTTCTGTCAACGCGAAGATGATCGCATCAGGTATAGTGAACGTATATGATGGTGGTACTAAACCCAAATTCCAGTTCCAGGTTTAAAGATTTGTATCTATACATTGATATAAGATGTCTACTTACAGTGTTGAACCGTGTACTTTCATTTACCGTGTATCATCTCTCGCGAAGATTGTTGATGGGGATACGATCGATGTTAATATTGATCTCGGGTTTGATGTTTGTACGAAGCAACGTGTTCGCCTTTTGGGTATCGATACACCGGAGTCTCGCACGTCAGACAAGGAAGAAAAACGTTTCGGACTTCTTTCAAAGAAGAAGCTCAAGGAATGGTGTCTAAAGGCGGTTGCTTCTGAGAAGGATGATATCGATATCGAACTCAGATGCCCGGAAGCGGACTCGCGTGGTAAATTCGGTCGCGTCCTCGGAGAAGTTTGGGTTTCCGAAGATGGAGTATGGACCAACGTTAATAAGTGGTTAGTTGACGAGGGGTATGCGGTACCTTATGGTGCGCAAAACAAATCGGAAGTTGAAGGACTTCACCTGATTAACCGCAAGAAGCTGATCGAACGCGGTGATATTGAGGCGTAATTTTATTCTTGTTATATATAAATGATTGGTAAACTATTAATACTATTCATTTTGTCTGTAATCATGACCGCTGTAGTAATCCTTAACACAGAACCAAAAAGTGAAATTCACGCAAAGGCTAAATTCTTCTTGACTATTAGATTGTTTCAACTTCAAAAGATGGTCTGTCCTCAGAAGAAATTGATAGAACAAACCTTAATAGAA